TATCTTTAATGCACTCACAGCAGGTGGCGCGAATCCAGATGTGGCTCTCCCAGCCCCAAGTGTTTCATTACCCTCCACAGCTACTTTAGTCCCGTATGTGTGTGTATAAGTTTCCTACCCTCCGGTTCTCAATGGTTTCCGGGCTACACACAGCGAACATATCCTCACTGCTTACTCTCACTACTTTGCTTTGCCAGGCACATCCGTCAACTGACCATGGGATTTTCACCCAACTTTATCCCACCGCACACTCCAATATGAATCAGGTTTTCGGATTATGCAACAACAACCAGCCCTAACGGTGGCTACCGACCCACTTTATACTGAGGGTTCCAGTCCCAACCTCTTCGGCCAGGTTAACAGCTGATTTTCACACGAACCATAAGCTTACAAATACCAAATATCCCTAGATTACCTGAAACAAAATACGACAGCTATCCTGCAACGCAGCAAGGTTTCCACCAGCACCAACCATGGTAACACTCACTTCAAAAGTGGTTGTCCCATCGCTAGTTGCATAGAAAACACAACCGTGTTGTATGATCCCACCACTAGCCGTACCACCAATACGCGTTTGCGATGTTTGGGGTGGTGTTGTGGCAGCTCCATTGACATAGCCCCTTGTGATAGCAAGGAACTCTTCGTTGGCATCATCCGAGTAACTAAGATCTGTTTCAATTTTGTACACACCCTTGGGAAGAGTGAATACACCAGACGTGTTCGTAAGTCCGAGGGCATTACTACCCAAGGCCTCATTAAACACAATAGTTTCTGGGACGCCTGTCGCATATGCTTGGTCACCTGACAGGTTGAATGAAGACGTGTTAGATGACACTAAGGTATCTATGTTACGCTGTCTAATGAAGAAGTCAATTTTGTACTTGACTTTCAAAAGACCGATCTCACTGGTTGTGCCATTATTGACAGTAGCAATGGAAAGGTTACACATGTCGTAATCTTGGCGAGTTGTTGCAACAGCAGCATTTCTCACCATTTTCCGACGACCTGTAGTGTGCACCCGTTGGGCATCCAGTCTAAGGACTGATTGTACCCAAGGCGAATTCTCAACGGTTCCAGCAGTATTACGAATCTCCACCAAAGATGTTGGTGGAGTATCGTTTACGTCGTATTCAGGACTAAGGATAACGGATCCTGGAGTCGTGGACGCACAGGTAGGCATGTATACAAATTGAACATCACGAATGCGGTATTGTTCATACACAGCGGCCTTCTGATACAAAACTGGAAAGATGTCAGACATACCGGGGTTTACTTGGTAAGTAGTAATTGTTGGAGTGGAACTGTTTGTACCGTTTATTGAGCAAACGTGATCCACTTCATATCCACCCTCACTCCCAGTTATCATCGACATTCCAACCGCAGCTGGGGCCGAGTACAATTGATTGTTTAGGCGGGCATTATTAGCCTGAGTTACCATTTCAGGTGTTAGTAATCCGCCTTTTGGCCTGGCGGATCGAGCTTGGAATTGTCGAGCCTTTCGAGTCATTCCCTCATGGAGTAAAGTGACGTCGGAGAGCCGAAAAATCGATTGCGCGCATGCATATCAACTTCGTCCGCCACTTCTTCTCCACCAAGGATAGACACCTCCAGGTTCTCAAGCCACTCCTCAAGTTCCACTTGATCTGACACGGTGATACCAAACGCACGCTCAAATGAGCACCGAGCCTCGAATGTTATTTCCCTTCCCTTCACCTTCTCGAGAGGTACATTCATAGCCTTCAGTTCTTTATTGATGCGGTGATAGTACTCATCCACCGAGTCAAACTTCAATAGCTCCGTAGTTCCACTCAACCGTATTAAGGCTTCGCCAAACGATTGAAGGACAGGAACTCCCAAGTTTAATACTAATTCACAGTGCCCCACAGAATTGATCAATTTTCTGCGAGTTTTCTCGTCAGGATTAGTGAAGTATTTAGTGCCAGCTATACCTTTCGTCAGGATTTTGACGGGATTTCGGACGAGTTTCCAACGACCATACTCAAACTCGACGGGGTGGCATTGACACCATTCCAAATCCTCGAAAGTATAAGCAATGTTTTCAATTTTCACCTCATGACCGAAATCCAAAAAGATTTCAAAGGCCTTTTCCTTCAGCACTAACTCCCAACCCTTCTCGACAATGACTATAATATCATCACCATCATCAAGTATGTCGTATTTCGGGCACCGCAATCTAGTCATCATTTCCTCCACCATCAGAACCATGAGGACACAGTTTCCAACGGCAGTGTTCATGTCACCAGACATTCGCCCCCCATCACACGTATACTTGAGACCCAGGGATCGTACTCTCCCTTGATTCACCAACTGCATTTTAAGCAATTTGGCGAACTCAGGATTGTTTAACATTGATAGATACACAGAATGTTCAATCTTCAATTGTTCCTTAGAAACATGAAGATCGAACCTCGACGCATCCAATGTCAT